CTTTCTACCCAACCAAAGTTACACTCACACCTTTCTAAAGTTTTGTTATACGTTCCATTTTCACAAGCTGGGTCATCGTCACCGCCACCACCGTCATCTTTTTTAAGTACACAGCTCTTACCGTCTTCGCTAAGTTGCTCCGTAGTTTCATCACAGACAACTTTTTCACAGCTTTTACCATCAGCGCTTTCTACCCAACCAAAGTTACACTCACACCTTTCTAAAGTTTTGTTATACGTTCCATTTTCACAAGCTGGGTCATCGTCACCGCCACCACCGTCATCTGTTATACAGCCCCCTTCACCGTTGTTTGCTAACGGATCCCACCTACCGCCTCTTTGTGCACACACTTGTTGTGGATCAACAGGAGGAAGAGTACATTGACCATTTTCCCATGTACCACCTCTTGCTAAACACTTTGCTTTTTTCTCATCCTCAGGAACAAAAACACATTTTTCTCCGTCCCAGTCATTCCCTTCAGCTAGACACTCTTCTTCTGTTTTTTCTGGAGGAGGAACAACATCCTCAGTTACTTCCTTAGGTTCTGCTTCTTTACAACTCTTAGTTGTGTCGTCCCAAATATGCGTTCCAGTAGCGTTACACTTTTCTTCGGTGTCCAGCTCAGAAAGAGTAAGAAGTCCACTTTGACGTGCAAGCTCTTCAGATTGTTTTATAAAATCTTTAAACCACTCATCTTCAAACCACGGGTATCTGCCTATTAACCATTTTTTTAGCAGGTCAGCAAATAAACCTTCTCCTTTTTTGATACCTTCAAATACAGTTCCGTCTTCTATGCCTTCTATAATTGTTTTTGCTTCGTCTAAAATAGCTTTAGGAGTTTTTAAAATGTCTGCAAAAACACCACCGACTCTTTCTAACACGTCACCCGGCGTACTCCACTTTCCGGCCTTCCTTAAGTATATTTTTCCTCCCCCAACACCAAGAGTTTCAAGCAACGGCCCGATAACTGGCAGCTCAAGGTGGAGCGTAATATATATGTCATCGTTTCCAGAGTTAGGGTTGTCAGGGTCTCCTATTGTAATAGAAACGCCAGTACCGCGTTCCCACTTAGGCATGGGAGAGTCCGGTATGTCTATCGGGATGGAGCCGCCCGGCTGTCCCATAGTACGGCTTCCAAACCCTTCGTAGACTGGTGTTACAGCTTTACGAAAAGCCTCTATCTCTTCTTCAGGTACGCCACGCTCTTCTAATTGTGTTATTATCTGATTAAAAGCTTCGTCCAGAGCTTCTACATTTGCTCTTAAAGACTCATTAAACTTGTCAGAAGGAGGAGGAACTGTGCCGTTTTGTAAGTCGTCGTCTCCGTCAGTTAAATCAGGGTCTGGGTCTAAAGAACCTTCTTCTTGTGCTTCTGCCTGTCTTCTCCTGTTTTCTTCTTCTACAGCATATAGATATATACTGTAAAAATCATCTATACTAAGCGGTGACGAAACAGGAGAAAGTTCATATTTATTAAACCAATCGTTAATTCTAAGCCAGTCTTGATTATTTACTTCAAGGGTTGTTTGATATGGTCTGAGACTTCTAACAAGACGAATAATAAAGTCTTTTATAGATTGAGGAGTTATAGAATAAGAAGTTGGCATTTTACAGTAAAGTCGTGGTTAAGATTGTGGCGGTACAAGTAACTGCCGTACCGACAAAGAGCCACGCTAACTTTTCCCAACGAGCAGCATGAGTGTCTGTTGCTTTTTTTAGTTCTTTTAGTTCTACCATTGCTTCGGACCACCGCTCACCACATTCTTTTTCGTGTCTTGCAATACGTTCTAAAGCTTGTACAGCTAAATCTATAGCGTAGCTTGGTTTATCAAAGTCGTTACTCACTACTTCCTTCTCCATATTCTTACGCCGTATATCGCAGCAAAAATTACAAGAATAAGCCACTGATACCAGTCAGGAGTAAGCGCCAAAGCATTAAACCCCTTTTCAACGTACACAACAGTGTAAGGAATAAAACAAAGCCAGAGAGGAATCAGCAAAGTCACAAGGACAGCTTCGTCTTTCCAACCAGAGTTTTTAATTTGTTCTATTTCCCAGCTATTGTCTAGCTCTTGTCCTCTGGCGAGCATGTCCATTTTAGTTTTGTGTCTTAGTTCTTCTATCTCTAGCTTTCGTACTTTTTCTACGTGCTTTCTTTCAGAGCGATTGTCTACAGCTTCAACGACTTTACTTCCAAAGCCGCCTAGTATGTTAGTAATAAAAGACATTAAACTTTAAATTTGTTTTGCGGTTGCCGGTTCAGGTGCAGCCTCTACCGCTGCTTCTGTTGTTTCTGTCTTTAGTTCTTCTGGTGTTTCTTCTTCTTCTTTGGCTGACCAAAAGTTGCTTTTCTTTTCTGTTTCCTGCGGGACAATCCAAAATTCAGGAGTCTTCACAGTTTCCCAAGCCATCAAAAACCAGTCTCGTATAGCTTCAAATATAGTTTTCATCTAGTAAATTCTCCTGTGTTTTACATACGAAAAAGAATAAAAAAAGCTACTGCACCTAACGCGCCAACAAGACCGACGAGTAAGACTGTTTCCAGCATCTTTTGTAATTCTTTTTCTTTTTCTCTTTGTTTTCTTTTCATGGCTGAAATTCTTTTTTCGTGTTCTAGTTTACTTTCTTCAACACGAGCCATTATTTCAGCGTAGTCACCAGCCAACCCTGCAATAAGCATTGCGTCCTTTAAATTGCGGTGAAAGGTAGCTAAGTTTTTTTTACATATTTGAATTTGTATGCTGTCTTCAACTGTAAGTCTACCAAGGTTTTCTTTTTCTGTCTTTAAAACTTGATCGTTAGCTTTGGAAAACCTTGCGATTACACTACCAAGCTGAGACGCTGCATCAGCAGACTCATTAAGCGCACCTACTGCTTCCGAAACACCTTTAATTAATGCGACACATCCCGCGACTTCTGCTAACACTCACGTCATTCCTTAAAGTTCTTCTGGACGCATAAGACGAATACCTCTTTTGAACGCTGCTACACGATCAGCGGTAAAAATATTTTCAGCTACACAGGCTGTCATAACATTGTCAAAACGTGTACTATTTACGTCCACTAATGAATCTCTATGAGACATTAACAATGCTGTATCAGCAATGATTTGGGTGGAGCTTCTGAACAATGCACACATCTCAGTTTCCGTCAGGATATTTAAAAACATAGAGGCAGGAAATACAGGACGGCCTCCTTCATTAGCATTTGCGGTTGTGTATTTTCTAATATCCATCTCATAGTATCCCGTAGTAAACAGCCATTTCATCTATAAAATTATGAAATGCCGCACGTTCAAATTCAACACCTGCCATCTGATACCCACTTCCGGGGCAGAAAAAACGATAATTACCTAGCCAATGCTGCGGCGAGTAACCCCCTCCACTAGACTGGAACATTATTGGACAGTCTTTCCCAAAAGGAATTTCAACGGCAAATTTACCAGTAGTAAGATTAAGTAAATTCCCCGTATGAAAATCTTGAATGTTATTCCAGCGTCCTTCCGGTCCCCCTACAATGTTATTTGATGTCGGCCCGAGCATATTGTCTCGTGTAAAGGTTGACGCATAAAAATTACTTGGCAAAATACCATCAGTTACTTCAGCCATAGTATTCGCTGATATACTGTTCACTGTACCACCAGACGTGTTTATTTCTAAACGGACCCCATCAAAAGGAGCGCCAGTATCGTCATCGTCTGTGTTTGCCCTATATTGGTCAAAACGAAAATTCCCAGTTCCATCCACATGACCAACTCGGTACAGCTTGGGCGTAGTTGAACCATAACTAAATTGAAGGGCGTTAAGTCCTGTATTAGTAACTTGAAATGCCGCAGTTTCCAGAACTACCGTCCCATCTTTGTCAACACTCGTCATTCTATACGTGTTTGGACTGGTGCCTGTGTCATACACTAACGCATACAGTTTGTTATCCGAAGAATCCATATACAGACTAGCCCATTGATCTGCGTCGCTCCACGCTTCACTAGGAGTAAAGCCACTAGACCAAACGCCATCTGTTATCTGTGTTCCTTGTCCGTTGTAGTAAGTAATAGCCTCCTGACCGCCACTCGTCATTAAGATTTTAAAACTACTGCCAGTAACACTGTCGTTTTGGAAGGCTGGTGCATATTGTTGCCCTGCTTCCCCAAGAGAATTCTGGCCGTAAAAATAACCAGAATTAATAGGACGAGGCCACGGAGGGAGTGAGCCATAAGTTATTTTATTTCTAGTTAAGCCAGCCATTATTCGTCATGCCCCATCATTACCATGTTTACACTTGCTAGTGAACTACGTCCAATTACATAGTCATTAGCACCTGCTACCACAGGACTAAAGGTTAAGGACTCATTTGGTCCTACCAGTGTAGACTCAAGAAGTTTTTGAGCGTTCGCAAATGTTGCACTAGAGTCACCTACGCCTAGTTGCACAAGGGCTGAGCCGCTCCCCCGATTTAGGATATGGACAGTATAAGTTCCACCGCTTGAACCAGCTTGTCCTATATTTGCTGTTGTGTCTGCGCTTAGATCAACGCCTGAAATTTTAACTGCCATTATAATTGTCCCATATAGAAAGCTTTGCTTGTAGACATTCCCGTAACATCTGCCCAACTCATTACACCAGAGCCGTTTGTTTGTAGGTACTGTCCAGAATCTCCATCACTAGATGGAAGTGTTAAAGTAATGTCTGCTGTAGACGCAGGGCCAATCAATGTTACCTTGTTTGTACCGTTGTCTGAGTCCTCAAAGAACTCTAAAAAACCAGCACCAGTAGCACCGTTCTTTAACTGCGCTCCTGCGTTAATAACAGGTGTTGTTAGTGTTTTATTAGTTAAGGTGTCTGTTGTTGCTTTACCAACTAAAGTGTCTGCTGAAGCAGGAAGTGTTATAGTTACGTCAGCCGTTGCAGCAGGACCAATAAGCGTTACTTTGTTTGTCCCGTTGTCTGAGTCTTCAAAGAACTCAAGATACCCTGCGCTGGTTGCGCCATTCTTTAGTTGCGCCCCTGCATTTATAATAGGGGACGTAAACTCCGACCCCGGTGACGTGCCTGTCTGAGCCTGAACATAAGCTTTCACTGACTGCTGCGACGGTATACTTGTGGCACTGTCAGACGCCATGTTGTCTTCGTCTAAAAACGAAGTAACACCGTCCAGAATGTTTAACTCAGCAGCCGTTGACGTAACACCGTCCATGATGTTGAGTTCTGCTGTAGTAGCAGTAACTCCGTCCATGATGTTCAGTTCAGCAGCTGTAGCTGTCACACCGTCAAGGATGTTAAGCTCTGCGGTAGTCGAAGTCACTCCGTCCAGTATATTAAGTTCTGCTGCTGTGGACGTAACGCCGTCCAGAATGTTTAGTTCAGCCGCTGTGGACGTAACCGCTGTCCCTGCAATAGACAAAGCTGACGGGTTAGACCCTATTTCAATTACTGTACCACTAGAGTTTTCTGAGTACAGCCTTTTGTTAGTTAGGTCTAGTGCAGGTTCCCCTTGAACAAGGTCGCTGGCTGCTGGCGCACCCGAACCATTTTTTAATTTGATTGTAGTTGCCATGAACTAGAAGTCCCAGAGTAATAAAAAAAAAAAAGAAAGAGGGGCCGTAAGACCCCCCTTGAATCCGTTACTCACCAATAGCGAGAACGAAACCAGCCTCAGGACGATAGACCTGAACACCGTACAGGCAGTCAGCCGTGAACAGAGTAGACAGGTATTCCTGTTTGTACTGGGTTTGAGAACGTACTGTCTGCTGTTCTGCAAGAACTATAGCGTCCCTGTGGAAAAGCAAAGCACCACGAGTGTCAACAGACGATGCGGTGTTGTCTCCAGCAGCCTCTATAGTAGCGCAGTTGGAAGACACATAAACGTCAACGCCGTACAGGTTGCCGATAAGACCGGACTGTACTGCTTGACCGCCGACAAAATCAGAGGACACGTAACGATCTATACCCATAATTGTCTTCCGAACAGAAGGCGGGATTATAAGTACACGTTCTTCCATAGGAACGTCGTTGTCGTCAAGTTTCTGAATCATGTCACGGAAAAACGCATCAGAAAAAACGTCAGCAGCGACAATAGTGTCGTCTGTGTACTGAGTCGTTGTTCCGCCGTCGTTGAAGAAACAGCCGGTATGCTGATAGTCAGTAGGAGCTACAGCAGCAGAAAAAACAACTGCGCCGCCATTACCAAAACCAGTTCCTGCGGAATGGAGGTCAGTGTCTACTCTCGTTGCGAGAGCATAACCAGCGTCTTCTGTGTAAAACTGACGGAGGCTGCTAAGAGCCTGAACTTCAACAATGTCTTCTACGAGTCGTGAATACTCGAAGTGACGGTTGATGTCCACAGTCAGTTCGCTTTCAGTGTTAGCGATGATTGTAACTGCCGTATCAGCAGCTTTAGCCGCAGCATCGCCTCTAGTGGGTTTAGGAATATGAAGCTTGTCTCCTTTTTTGCCTGTCATAGATATTTTCTTGACAAGCGGAGCCATCTTCAGATTCTTCTGATAAGCAGCAATAATTTCGTCCGACCAAATTTCGGGGACAAAAGTTGCCGCCTCTGTTAATGCAGTATTACCCGCTGCTCCGGGGTATGTGGCAGTAGCCATAAGTCAATTTCTCCAATAATGTTATTTGACTCGACCCTCCGCGTACGCTGTTAGTATCTCTTCTGATAAAGCTTGATAACGCTCTGGGTCAGTTTTCATTAGTTTAATAATGTCGGCCCGACGATAGATTTTTCTACGGCTCTGCTCACCACTACCTTGTGCATTGCCTGTGTTAGCTGCCTTTATCTGCTGTTTACGCGCCTGTTTTTCAACTGACGCGGTTTGCTCTGCAACTGTCTTTCGTTCTTTCCAGAGTGAAAACAGTTCGTCAGCAGCTTCAGCATTAAAATTCTGGTCAGCTTCCGCAAACAACTGAGTCCTAATTTTAGAAGCTTTTATCCAGTCTACAAACTTTCCGTCTTGCAGGATCTTCTGCATGTCAGGGTGTTTGCTTTGGAGTGTCGCCAGTGAAGCTTGTTTCTTGTACTGGGCCGAATACTCCTGCGCTTCCTTTATCTTAGGATGATTCTCAATAGCACGATTAACAGCGGCTTGAGGATCAGTAAAATAATCTAATTCGTCTTCAGGCTCAACAGTGTTTTGTTGAGGTGCTGATTGTTGTGGTTGACTAGAAATGTAGTCGTCCACAACTTTGCGAAGCTCTCCCACTTCAGACGACTGACGCCCCAGTAGCTTCTCAGCTTCTTGGTGCATCTGTACGACTTCTTCCAGAGATTTATTTTGGTACTTCTCTGGAAGTGTAGGTTCTTGTTCTTCTTGAGGTTGCTCAACTTCATCTGCAATCTGTTGAATCTCTGCTGCTTCGTCTTCGTTTTCTAAAGTATTCTCTGCTTGTTCCTCTTCTTCAGTAGTAGGAGGCAAATCAACCATAGCTGCTCGTGACATAATTAAACTCCGTGAACTTAGTCATTGTGGAGATGAGTGTTCTTACCTGCTTGTTCGTGTTCTTTTAGCCACTTCAGGTGTCTTCCGGGGAAGTCCCCAGTAGACCCGTCCAGAATAAAAGCCGGGGCAGATACTGTTTTTGTAGCAGTTTCACCGCAACCGCACCTACTGGTTGTGGCGGAACTTTCAACAAATCTTTCAAACATGTGTCCTTCAGGACAACAAAAATCATAAACTTTAAGCATTTTAAACTTCCATGCCATTTTCGTCCGGGGTTTCTGCCTGTTCTCTTGCTGCTTCAATAGTACCGTCTAGGTTTATGATAGCATTAAAGGCGGCAATTTGACCTTTGCGGAAGAAAAGCTCTTCTTCGTCTTTTATCGTAGTGACGTTAGAAAGTTGCTTTATATTGTTGGAAACTTCGTCTAAGAGTTGTTTGAAACCAGCGTGATTAAAGAGTTCGTTGTAGTTGTTAAAGTAGGTTTCAAGCTCAGGTGTCATAGTTTTCCTTAGTATTGTCTACAGTTTAACACATATTAAAACAAAAAGCAAGTCTTTTTTTAACTTTTTCTACTCCCTCTTTTTATTTTACGTGTAGAAGGGCAGGACATAGCCTTTCTTTTATTCTTTGGGGGACGTCCTCTAACGTTACCGTAAGTTCCTTTACCTCTTGGCATTTTAGATCACACTCCTTATTTAGTAGATTTGGTTTTGATAAGGGTCAAAATAAGATGGTTTTTCTCTAAACTTCTGTTGCTTACTTAATTCTTCTGCTGAAAATGCTAGTCCTATTACTCCTATTAGTCCGATGAAACATATAATGTCCAGTACCATCTATTTTAATTTTCCTCCTCTCGCGGTTAAGTTACCATTTTGTTTTGTCTGCCCAATACGCAGCCGACATTTTTCCTTTCGCTATGTTTCTAGCGTGTCTTGCTTTAAAGCTTTTCCTTTTGTTTGTTGTTTTTCTACTCTCCCCTTTCTTATAAGATCCTGCCGTCTTCGCTCCTTGCTGGCCGAAGCGGATTGTTTTAATCTTGTCTCCCTCCTTCGCGACAACAACGTGCGACTTTGTAGCATGGTTGGGCGTCCTTTTTGGTTGATTAAACCTTTTTACTCCGGCTCTTGCTAGTCTTGGGTCTTGTTTTTTTCGTAACACTAGGCTTGCCCCGCACCTCCAAAGTTAACTCCTTGATCTGGAGTTCCAACGCTTCTAAGCGGTCCCGTTGTGGTTTGAGGTTGTTCTCTATTATCGCTAGGAGTCTCGTCAGTTCTTGGTCTGTTAGCATCTTCTTTACTCTTGATTTCTCTTCGTTTCAGGAGAGTGTCAGCAACACGTATACGTCGCTCAAACTCTTTGTCTTCAGCGTCACCTTCGCGTAAGTTTCTAGTGACTGCATTTATAAGATCAATCTCTACTTCTCTTGGCACAGTGTCAGCCTCTACCGCCAGCTTAACTGCTCTGGCAGACGACTCTTTAGCCTGTGCGTTGAGTGCTGCCGTCTGTGACTGCTGGAAAGCAATTTGAGACTGTTGTACAGCGGAGGCTGCTTCCTGTTCTTGAGGATTTGGTTCCAACGCTTGCTGCATTGCGCCAATAAGGTCTTCTCTATTAGAGAGATTCATGTTGTCTATGATAGACTGTACTAGCGTAGCGTACAGCGGAGAGTCCTGTTGCATCGTCTGTAACAGTTGTACAAGCTGAGTTACTTCGTACTCTCTTGCTATGATACCTAACGTACTACTTGCGTTAAACTTGTAGTCAGCTACCGGATAGTTTTCAGGGTCGAACTGCATGTACCGATAAGCAGACTTCTTTACAAAAGGAATTAAAAAAGACTGCTGAAAGTTAATTAAAGTTCGTTTATGTCGTTTGATTATAGCACCAAGAGACATAGATATGCCAGCGGCAGTTGCTTCACCGTTGACAGAACCAGCAATTCCTGCCGAGTCAACAGCTCCTGTGGACTGCTGTACCATCTGCTGTAGTGCTGAAGCCTGAGCAAAAGTAATTTGACTTACTTGTCCGAAGTTAAACGGTTGCAGGACTTCACGCGGGTCGCCACTGGTTAGTATTATTTTACCGGGACGTACTTCTGGTTTAGCGCCTCTTGGGAGTCTGGTTGCGTCCATAGCCATCATGGGGTGTATCGTGAGACTCAGGGCGTCTATCCTAGCTCTTAATTCAGTGTCAAGAGCTTTCTGTGAGTTGTACCCTTTTTCACAAACACCACGTCCCCAGAACCTTCCCGGTACAACGTCCCAAGGAAAAGCTACTACAGGACGGTCCTGCATCATGAAGGGGTTAGCTTCAGCTTTTAAAAGAATACCACCGTTAGCAACAACGACAATAGCTTCAACGTACTTAGACTCCGTTGTTGTTTCTTCTTCTCCTTCTGTAAGGAGTGTTTCTGTTTCTTCTTCTTGGTCAGCGTCCTCGTCGTCCGTCTCTCCCAGAGCTTCTTCCAGAATAACACGAGGAACTAAACCGTAGTATTTAGTCAGGCGAACTTTGTCGTCGTTGTAAATCGTAAGGTCTTGGTCCGGCTCTAGGTCTGTGTCAGTTGCTGCTGGACCGACGTAGGTGTCTCTGTACACACCTTGCTCCTGTAGCATCTCGACCTGATGAAGACTGACAAACTCATCAACAGCAACACCCATAGCGTCTTCTACGGAGGTTGCCACAGGGTCAATCAGGAAGTTCTGAGGAAGCACAGGTTTGAGTTTTACTTTAACTCTTTCTTGTATGTTGACGCCTACGGCCTGCAAGTCTCCACCCATTATAGGCTGAGTTGCAGGGACCATTTCTTTCATTTCTTCAATAACAATTTCACCGACACCTGTACCAAACACAGCGGAGTTAATAAGACACTCTGCTACTGCTTTACGGACTTTACAGTCTTCAAAGTCTTCTGTCAGCTTGTTACGCAAAAACATTACGTCCTGACGGTCTGTGTCTCCTACGTTGTCAGAAACGTCAAACCACTTGCCACGTCCAAAGGTTGCTTCTTCCAGTTCAGCAACGTTAGACTCAACTGCTTGTTGTAACGCAGGGGAAATAATACGAGAACGTTCAGAAGCTCTTTCGCTGTCTGCGGGATCCCAGATGCCACGCCAGAGTCTGTAGTATTCGTCAAAACGACTAGAGTAATTAGACTCGTAGTGGTCACGCCAGTCGTCACACTTCGTGATTACCCAGTCTTCAATAGACTCTTCTATCAACAAAGGGTCTTCTTCGTATATTTCACTCATATTAGTATCCTGCTACTACGTCAAGTATTTCGTTGTTGTCAATTTCAAAGTCATAGTTATAAGTTACGTTGGAAAGCTGATCTACGTAAGCCAAAGCGTCCACTAAGTCGTCGTGAGTCAGCGGGTCTGGAAACTGAAACAACTGGTCTAAAAACCTAGCGTTCCACTCACCTTTGTTTAGTGTTATGTAGCCATTCTCAAAACGACCTTGTAAAGCCCACATAACCCTGTCTGTTTTTCTCTTGTTACCGTGAGTCAGTTCTTCGACTCTAAAGAACGTTCCGTATCTTTTCTGTAAGTCAGTCAAAGGAGACATCACAGCTTGTTTTGCAATTCCCCTTTCGATACCTACACTAACTGGTTTATAGTCCCTGACTGTCTGAAAAATCTTAGCCGCTGTTTCGTCAAGGCTCCACCTACCGTAAATAATGTTGTCAACGTACCAACCGTTAGGATTGACCTTAACCACAGCAATAGCTGTTTCGTCCAGTTTAGTGTTTTTAGTTCTTTTTTTGTTGACTTCTTCAAAACCAGCTAAGTCAACCGCTATGTAGTAGTCACCTTCTTCTGCTTCAGGTTTGTCTTCAGAAACCTTTATCCACTCTTCTTTGAACATCTCTGAACCACGAGCTTCAAAGGAAGCCATGAATTCCTGACGAAAAGCGTAGCTTGACATAGACTTCTTTGCTACGTCTATTTCTTCAGAGTCCAGCAGCGGATTGTCGTAAGACGTAAAGTGCCACGTTCGGTACGTTTCGTCTGACCCCAGCTCCGCGTACTTGTACAGCTCATAAAAATGATTACGTCCCATAGGTGTGCCGATAAACATTGCACAACCTTTCTGGTCAGTTAGGGCTGGCCTTAGTATCTGCTCGAACACGTCAGGTTTCATGTCTGCGTATTCGTCCAGCACAAGAAACTTCAGGCTAACACCACGCATTGTTTCTGGCCTGTCAGCACCCTTTAGGCTGATTGTGGCTCCGTTAACCAACTTAATCTGTAGGTTGTTTATGTGGCTGCCTGAGATAACAGGGTGGCCTAATTCCAACAACGTCTGCCACATGATGTCTCTGGCCTGACCCTGTGTTGGTGCTACGTAAAACACATGGCCTTTGTCAGCCTGTAGTGCGTTTACAATAAGCATCCAAGCAGCCAGACGGGACTTCCCTGTCCGTCTACCGGCAGCAACTATTTTAAACCTTGTGGGGTCTTCCCACACCTCCTGCTGCCACGGAAGTAACTGTATGTTTAATTCTGTGCTTGACACTCAGACGTATCTGTCAAGTCTATTTTTTGTTGTGAGCTGATTTTTTCTTTTTCTTCTTCTTCTGGTTCGATACTTGGGTCTCCGTCCCAGTTCAGATCCATTTGAATTGCTAGGGTCTTTTTGTATTCTCTGGACTGGCTGGACACGCATTGGTCCCTCACGTTGTTGAGTTGATTTAGTACAACCATAGAACAGGCGTGTCTGTGTCTCTCATGTCTACGTGTACAAAGTCTTTTGCTACACCTATACCCTTGAAACCTAGTTTTGTTGCTTCCTGTACAATGCAGTACCGTTGGTTGGCGTTCTTAACCACGACGTCTGCTGCTATTCCCTGCGCGTGTGTTCCGGGGACTTTTTTTGCAGCTTCAATGGGGTGTAACGTCGGGTGTCTGTAGCCGGAAGAAATAATAAAAGTAAAACCACAGGCTAGTCTAAGTGCGTCCAGTTGTTCAAGAAAGTCTGGGTCCATGCAGTTTTCCCCTGTAACTTGGCAGTCAAATTCGTCCAAAGAAAAATACTTAAGGCTCACTAATTACTTCCCCTTCAATAACTTCGTTGCTTGAGTCTGAACCAATGTCTACAGCACCAACACCAGAAATGTTGATTTGTATTGCGTTTCTACCCCCGTCCTTCATTACTTCTCTTTCAAAGATGCCTACAGGCAACATGCGGTCCATAACGAGTTTCCAAGCAGCCGCTTGATTCTTATGGTCGTTGTCTAAAGCTGCGTCAAAGATTGTCTCTAAGACCAGCCTAGACTTAGGTGAGGCCAGCATACGAGCTTTGTACTCGTTTATTATCGCAGCGTCACCTTTAGGTCTGCCGACTTTACCTTTGTTGCCGGGTTTAACAGCAGCTACTTCTGCTTTACGGGGTCTGCCACGGCCCCTTCTTTTAACCTCAGATTGGGTCATGTGAATTATCCATAATTATGACAATAGTATAACACAAGTCTTCATGAAAGTCAAGCTATTTATTGCCTATGGTTGGGGGTGGTGATTTCTTGTGTAAAAACAAGGGGTAACTTGTGAAAAACAGGGGTTTATTTTTGCTAATTTTGGCTTATTTTGTACGAGAGTAGGAACAATAATAAAAAACATAACACAACCACGGCCCCCGGTATGCAAAAATCATGCCAACTTTAGTCAACATGAATCAAATTCAAGTTAAACCGGATTAACATGAGTCAAACTCAAGGCCGGTTTGCCAAAGTTGGCACGGGTTTTGCATACAGAGCAACATGAGTCAAATTCATGTTACACGCTGGCAACATGAGTAAAATTCATGTCGTGTTTGCCAAAGTTGGCACGGGCTTTGCATGTGTTGACTTCTGTTGCTGTCTGTGGTAGCGACCAAAGTTGGCACGGTTCTTGCATAAGGCCAACACGGGCAACATGGGCAACATGGGCAACATGGGCAACATGGCACGATGTTTGCATGAGTTGACATGTGAGGGCCTATGTAGGCCCACCATCGGTATCACCACCAGACGTCACCAGATGACACCTGAGCAACGATAGCCAAACGGATGTACTACTATTACTCACCGCTCAAAACCTGAAATTGATTTTAGGTTATAAAAAAAAGTATTCTTATGCCAAAATAGTATTGACAGAAATATGACATTTGCTAAAATTATAGCCAACAACAACGCAACAACAACACAAGGAAACAGCACCATGGACAGAACAGAAAAAGTAATTTATGAAATGTTAACCGAGGGTACTGGCACTCACATGCTAGACAGCGGTGACTCGATTGGTAGACATTGGCAGCGAAACGAAAAGAAAACAATTGAGGATTTCCGAAACGAACCGGAAGCGTTTCTTATGTGGGATCGTTTTCTTCTCGAATCGGACCCTAACACACCCCACTATGATTACTACCCGGAAGCGGAAATTAGCGTATTTCATTTTCTCACTAGTGGCGCGTTTGAGATTGACGCCATTGCGCAGGAATTCAATGCGCTAGATTGTGACGGCTGGAACGGCGATTTTTACGGCACCAGCGCGGAGCAATGCGAATGGTTAGAACGTCAAGGGCTAGAACCTACCGGCCAAGCGTGGAACACCTACAACCACGATAGCATCTTAAGCCAAGTATTACAGGGGCAAACGCTGGAAAATTCAGACGGGGATACTTACGAACTGATCCAGATCCATAACGGCGCGGACGTTCGCGGCGGGTACACTAATGCGCGACTATTCCGGATCGACGATTATTGTGATTGCTCTATTTTTGAGACCGCAATGTTTAGCGTCTCCACTGGTCCGGGCTTTGATGAATATACCGGCATTGACTGGCACGGTGGCGAGTGGATCAATCACGACGGGGTGCCAGCGGACGACGATGATTGGTCCGCGCTTCGCGAACATGCGACGTTGACCACTGCCAGCGGTAACAAAATGCTGCATGGTGACATTCAGCGCAGTTGGTAACATACAGGAAAAGTGCTTGACAACCTAAACCAGACACGTATACTCACACAACACAACAACATAAGGAAACAACATGAACATCAGACAGATAGCCTCAAACATGACAGAAGTAAAACTCAACGACATAACCATACTTTTCAGCTATGAGACTCCAGTAGCAGGATGGGATTCTAAGGGTGCGTTCAGAACCGACGTTTGGTACAGCGCAACCACTACGCGACATATCAACAAATATTTAGGCGGTAAAACAGTTGGCAGGGTCGTTCCACAATCAGCTATAAACTTTGAAGCACAAAACGGAGGAATAGCATAATGCACGTATTGAAGCATAATGAACGATTGGACGTTATCGAGTCTATAATTGACGCGGAAGAATTAACCGGATTAATGGATTTAATTGCGGAAGTATGCAGCACCAAGGCAGACCACATAAGGGAACATTGGCAAGATGAGGTTACTGCTAATACGTGGGATGGATACGCAGCAGGTTTTTTACACTGTGGCATTGGACCACAGAATCTGCCATTTACTACACAAGAAAGCACAGAACGGAGCAAAAGAAAATGATAGTCGCAGGAAAAAACGAAAGCGAAGCCAAAAAGTTCGCCAAGGACTACTCAGAAAAACACCCTAAATTATACGTGACATTGTTTTCATGCTTTGGGATATTTTTGAACACATCCAAGCGCCTTAATATTTTTGCACCTAGCGACGCGCTGTTTGGTGTCTATTGGCTTAATGGGAAAGAAAAATCGTTCACAACGAAGCAGAAAATAGCAGATGAAAAGGCCACACCTACGCTTCTATAGTTAGCGACGGGTATATGCATACCAGACGTACGTTAAAGCCAGTGTTTACCTGACGTGCAGCACATTTGACAACGAACACAAAACACTGTAATATTAGTCAAAACATAGAGAGGAGAAAAAGCAACATGAAAACAAAAAGAAGAATTATAGAAGGGCTAGAGGCGGACATGATTATGCTCGACAAGCTCAACCAAAAGGGATTACTGGAGGGATGGAGGACTCAACTCGAAACCATAGAAGAACAGACGCGAGGACTGCTAGACTTAGTGTTGGAAGACCTGAAATACGAAGCAGAAGAGGATGTATCCACAGGCATCAACAGCGTCTGGACACGCGAGGAACTGAACACACTAGAGGAGCATTTGCTATGAGAACAACGACAGAAGCCACACACGAGTTTTACAGCAACCCGCCTGTAGATGCCGAAGGCAACCGGAAAACAGCCACAGAAGCTCAGAGAGCGTTCTGGGCGGGATACGACGCTGCTATACTAGACGTGGAAGAAGCAGCGGAAAACAAACACAGCCACTGGGCTGATTAATAAAACAAAAGGAGAAAAGAACTATGTACGTTATGCACGGAAAGCATTTTCAAACGCTGTCAGATTTGGTTGACGTAATAGCACTTGATTTTGAAACCGAAGAAGTAGACTATGATCTTGACGCTACCGACAACTTATCACAACCACCAAACGAAACGGAGGGACTACAGCGATGAGATGTAAAGCTTGCAACGCCATTCTGGAAGACAGCGAGGCGGTCAGGAAAGACACTCACGGCGAATTTATAGACCTATGCACAATCTGCCTTAGGGCTAGTTACCAGACTGACGACGACGCTAGTGATGACTATCTAGCGACCGACATACCTGAGTTATTTCTGGGGAACACACGAATAGTAGCAACGGAGGATTAGCAGCAATGAGAACAAGAATATGCAGAAAAGCCAAAACTATAACCGGAGAAGTTATCGGATACACGGTTAAAGTAGGAGGACTAAAGTTTCCGCGTGAGACTTCCGCGTTTTACTTTCCAGCAGACAAAAAAGCCATCACAGCAACACACATGGCACTGAATGACTACTTAAACTATAAGATGGAGGAAAAGTAGCCATGAAAGTAAATCCAGCAAGATACGAAGGAATAACGCAAGAAAGACTAAATTCACGGTACGACTACGACCCTGCTACTGGTTTCCTTGTCAGGAAAAAACGCAAAGGTCGCCAAGAACACAAGGCCAAGCCGGGCAACTATGTATATGTCACTATTGACGGCAAATGTTTACCAGCGCACCGTATCATTTGGATGATGGTGTACGGTCATTGGCCTGACGAGATAGACCACATCAACGGCAACAAGCAAGACAATCGCCTCTGTAACCTAAGAAACGTGACGCGACTAGAAAACATGCGTAACAGGTGTATACAAAAGAACAGCACTTCTGGCATTACGGGTGTTTATTGGCGTCCAAAGCGTAAAAAATGGGAAGTTAGGATACAAGTTGAAGGTAAGTTTTTTTATCTAGGGTACTTTATCAACAAGGAAGACGCCATTGCAACACGCAAGGTTGCTGAAGTTAACCACGGGTTTCACAAAAACCACGGAAGAAAAGCACTTGACATTTAGCTTTTTTTCTGTTACCCTCTACTTAAGTATATACTACAGTAGTTACTGAAGAATAAACAAAAGAAATAGCTTTAGTTTCTACTTTAGAGTATACTATAGTAAACACTAAAGAAAAAAACAAAAGAAATAACTAAAGGATGACTTATGTTTACCGACGCAAAAATAGAACAGATAACACTACTGGTCGCGACAGAACGAACAGACAGAATGTCAGCCGCAGACTACATCGCAGATGCCCTTATGCATATTGGTGTTGACAACGTTGCGCTGATTCAAATGACCGAACCGGAGGAGTTTGCTTTGCTTAAAAAAGAAACGACCAGAGAGTAGACACTTGGGCGCGAAGTGTGTTATACTAATAGTATGAGCAAAAGAAATAAACTTTTTTGTTTCATAAAAGCTAACTAAGACTAACGGAGACTTATCCACATGACAGCAACAACAACAACAAGCGCGACAATAGAAGGTACTGTAAACTTCAGTAACATTACGCAGCATGACGTGTACAACGGTCAGGACACCGGAGCATACACCATGACTATCACGATGTCTGACGCAGACGCAGCCGACCTTGAAGCAGCCGGTGTACAAATCAGGGACTACCAAGGCAAACAGCAACGTAAGTTCAAAAGCAAGTTTCAGGTGAAACGGTTTGATCCTGACGGCAACGTGTACGACGGTGAGGTACCTTTTAATTCTAAAGTCCGTATCAAGTACCGCTTAGGCGACCCGCACCCTACTTACGGAGTACCTACGTATCTGGAAGCCATTAAGGTTCTGGAGGAAGCAGCGCCAGCCCAAGACGACGTTGACTTCCAGTACGGCTAACCACGTCATGGCTAACTTCGTGAGACATGAAGGGTGCCCGAAGTGTGGTTCTTCGGACGCCCTAGCAACTTACGACGACGGAGGGGCGCATTGCTTCTCCGTCGGTTGTGACTACCACAGAAACGGTAACAACACGGCAGACATACTGATGAAAAATAAACAACGGACTGTGTTACACTTGGGTGGACGAATGGCTGCAATATCAGAACGCAGGTTGTCGCAGGAAACCTGTGGCCGCTTTGGTATAACCGTAGAATACTCAGCTACTGGAGAGATTACCAAGCATTACTATCCGTACTACAACGTACATACCAAGGAGCTAATGGCGTCAAAGGTACGCGACGTGGAGACAAAGAACTTCTACTGTACTGGCGCTATGAATTCTGAAGTTGGTTTCTTCGGGCAGACAGCCTGTACAACCAACAAGTTCCTTACGATAACCGAAGGAGAACTTGACGCTGCTGCTGCTTTTGAGATGTTAGGCAAACGCGGTGACGTGGTTTCTTTGCGGTCCGGTGCGAGTAACGCAGCCAGAGAAATCAAGGAACAGCTAGAGTGGCTGGAGTCTTACGAGACTGTTGTAGTTTGTTTTGACAGCGACAAACCGGGTCAGGACGCTGTTGACCAAGTTAAGGATTTATTCAGCCCTCACAAACTCAAGATTGTTAAGCTCCCTTTGAAGGACGCCTCTGACATGCTGACAGAGAATAAGGTGCGTGAGTTTGTTCAGCTATGGTGGAATTCCCCGACGTACCAGCCGGACGGTATCGTTGCAGGTGTGGACACTTGGGACAAGCTGGTTGAGAAACGTAAAGTAAAGTCTGTACCGTACCCATGGGAAGGTTTAAACAACCTTACTAGGGGGCACAGGACACACGAGCTGGTCACAATTACCAGCGGCTCTGGCATGGGCAAATCCCAATTTATCAGGGAACTGGAGTTTGATCTTCTCCAACGCTGCGAAGGCAATATAGGAGTCCTTGCGCTAGAAGAAGACTTACCGAGGACAACCTTGGGGATCATGTCAGTAGCCGCGAACAGACCTCTGCACCTAGAGGAAGACACGGACGTTGAGGAACTAAAACCATTCTGGACTGACACACTAGGCACAGGCAGGTACTATCTGTTTGACCATTGGGGTTCAACTTCTGCTGACAACCTGTTAGCACGAGCGCGGTACATGGCGAAAGCTCTGGACTGTGAGTACATAATACTTGACCACCTTTCCATCGTAGTTTCGTCTCAGGAAAACGCTGACGAAAGGAAAGCTATTGACGAGATTATGACCAAGCTCAGGACACTCGTGGCAGAAACAGGTGTTAGTTTGTTTTTGGTTTCTCACCTGAGACGGGCACAGGGAAGGGCACATGAAGACGGCGCAAGGATTAGCTTGGGTGAGTTACGTGGTTCTCAGGCTATCGCTCAGTTGTCCGACATTGTAATTGGCATGGAACGTGACCAACAACACGAGAACGAAGACGTGCGTAACACCACAACAGTCCGTGTCCTGAAGAACAGGTACACGGGAGAAACTGGTCCGGCTTGCTTTTTGCATTACGACCGTACTACAGGCAGGCTGGCGGAAGTTCCTGACCCACTTGCAACAGGAGGTGACTTCTAAGGAAGATAATATGAATAACAAATCACCAATCTTTCCAATACACAGGTGTTCAGAGTTAGATGCCGAGAACGACTTTCTCCAACTCAAGAGGGAGAGCTTCATAAATCTCATTGCTCCGAAACAATGGAAAAGCCGAAGCCAGCTTCCTCAAGAGTTTGTGAAAGACTATGTTATCAGGAGTTCGCTTATCGGGAATAAAAGCTCCAACTTTTACCACTGGCAATCAAGAATGGCTTGCGACTCTAATAATTCTCCGGCCCCCATTCGCGCTTGGTATGACCGCAAACTTCACAAGAATATCGCTTCATCCAAGTATTATGAAGAGAGCCACCAGTCTGCGCTTACGATGCGTGGATATATAGCCTCCCAGTTTAGGCCGAGTGCCGCCAAGTGTTTGTACGAGATTTTTGAGGCGACTTCTATTTATGATCCGTGCGGCGGCTGGGGAGATAGGCTTTCTGCCGCGCTTGCCCACTCTTGCCACACCTATCATTGCCGAGATGTAAATCCACTTGTATTTACTGGTTACGCGCTTCAGCAACACGCCTTTGATATGGACCGCAAGGCAAGTTTCGAGTATCAGGGCAGCGAGATAGACTGTCCAGCAGAAGGCATCTTTGATTTTGTCTTCACCAGCCCTCCGTATTGGAAGGTAGAAAAGTACGCTGGCGACAAACAATCTTTTCGTGTACATAAAAAGTTCGATGACTGGCTGTCTGGGTTCTTGTTTCCAATGATGAAGAACGCTTGGTGCGCTCTGGAGGATGGCGGAACTATGGCAATTAATGTATCTGATTGCTACGCAAACCATACACAAAACATTATATGTGTGCCCGCGATAGAGTATGCGTTAGAGAATCTAAGCGGGTGTTATATGACTGGAATCATCGGCTATGCGATTTCGGCCCGTAAGAAAAACGGCTGCAACTCAGAGCCTATACTTATTTTTAGTAAGAACGTTCCGTTGTGCTTAGACACACTGCTGACCAAGCAACTGAAACAACAATCATTGGAGTTATAATGACATTGCAGATGATGATTTTCCCACTCTCAGAAGGTGACTTTTAAGGAGGATATGTTGATTTACCTTGACATAGAAACGGACGGCTTGGACCCTACACGCATCTGGTGCGCTGTAACAAGGGAAAATGGGGTGGATAAAGTACACACCAGCCCAGAAAGCCTCTCAGAAGCTCTCAGGAGCGACGTAAGCGTCGTTGGGCATAACCTAATAGGGTTCGATATGCCTGTACTAAAACGTCTCTGGGGGCTTTCTGTGAAGCCTGAGAGGATTATTGATACTTTGGTACTTTCGCGTCTTGCGAACCCAAGCATGGCCGGTGGACACTCTTTGAGGAACTGGGGTGCTTTACTTGGGTTTCCAAAAGGCGACCACAACGACTGGTCGAAGCTGTCTGCGGACATGATTGACTACTGTAAGCGTGACGTGGAGGTGACTGAGGCAGTACATAAGAAGCTGACTCAGGAGATGACCTGTTTTTCAGAGGAGTCAATCCGCTTGGAGCATCAGGTTCAGACGCTGGTACATCAGCAGGAGTTAAATGGCTGGTTGCTTAATCAGGATAAAGCACGTGAGTTGTGCGCTACTTTTAAGGAGAGAATGAATGACATCGAGGCGTATTTGGGAGATACATTCCCGCCTATCGTCCATAAGAGAGTGTCTGAGAAAACAGGCAAGCAACTTAAAGACAGAGTTGAAATCTTTAATGTCGGCTCTCGCCAACAGATTGCAAAACGTCTTATGGGCCTTGGAGTTAAGTTTGAAAAAGTTACGGAAAAAAATAACGTCATAGTGGACGAAGCAGTCTTAGCGTCCATAGACCTACCGGAAGCTCGTTCTATCAGTGAGTACCTGTTGTTGCAAAAGAGGTACGCACAGGTTGACTCATGGCTGGAACACGTACAGGAGGACAGCAGAGTACGTGGACGTGTCATTAGTAACGGAGCAGTAACAGGACGTATGACTCACTTGTCACCTAACATGGCTCAGGTTCCAGCTTGTCATAGCCCTTACGGAAACGAATGTCGGTCGTGCTGGACAGTTCCTGACGGGACTAAGCTGGTTGGCTTTGACGCTAGTGGTTTAGAGCTAAGGATGCTGGCACACTACATGAAGGACGAGGAGTTTACAAATGTCTTACTCACGGGAGACGTACATACAAGAAATCAAAAAGCTGCGGGACTTGGAACAAGAGCTGAAGCTAAAACTTTCATTTACGCTTTCCTCTATGGAGCAGGAGACGAGAAAATTGGAAGTATCGCTGGAGGAGGCGCACGACATGGCAAGAAACTTAAGCAACGCTTTCTACGGAATACACCTTACCTTGAGCGCCTTAGAGAATCAGTTAGTAGGTCAGCTTCAAGAGGTTATCTTAGAGGACTTGACGGAAGACGACTGTACGTTAGATCCGCCCATTCTGCACTGAATACTTTACTACAGTCAGCAGGTGCGATTGTGATGAAGAAGGCATTAGTTATTCTTGACGACTATGCCAGACAGTGGGAACTGAGGTATAAATTTATAGGGAACGTGCATGACGAGGTGCAAACAGAGGTGCGTGAGGACCACGCAGACAAATTCGGTTGGCTTGCAGTTGAATGTCTGAAAGCAGCAGGACTTGAGCTTGGTCTTAGGTGCCCTCTTGACGGTGAATACAAGATAGGAACTACGTGGGCGGAGACACACTGATGAACCATATATCTGAAGACGAAATAGAAAAGTACGGAAAAAAATCAAGTAAGTGCAAGTTTGTTGACGGAGAGTGGTGGTACTATTACTTAGAAACATACGCGATTAGAACTGGGAAGATCCGAGAAAGAGTATCCTCGATTATTAAAAAAAATAAAAAAGTTAAAAAAAGGAATCTAAAAAGAATGTTTGTTAATAGCAAGTACGTACCTCAGTCCCATCCTCTGTACAAGCCCGGGAGTTATAAGACCTTTGAGGACGCTGCTTTTAGCAGTCTTGAGAAGTACGAAAGCAGCACAGAAGGTCAGGTGTACGTCATTACTAACCCAAACTTTCCTGAGTGGGTAAAGGTTGGTATGGCAGTAGACGCAGAAGACCGTCTTAGCAATTATCAGACTTCTTCTCCTTTTAGAGACTACTCTTTAGCCGCGTCTTGGGACGTCGCAGACCGTAGATCAGCGGAGTCTGAAGCACACGCCGCACTGCAAAAGCTGTACGAAAGACAGTCCGAGTGGTTCAACTGCACACCGGAGCAAGCTAAAGGAGTTGTTGAAGAAATAATAGAGAGCTATAAATGAAAACTGTAGACACGTTAGTAAGCGACATCTACGAACTGGTGTCCACCAAGGACGTTTCAGAGTCTGTAGACATTGACGAATGTATAGACCAGTTTGGTGAACGGATGAAAGACCTCATGCGTCAACAGTTCAAAGAACAGCGTGACGACAGCCGTAAACTTCGTATGTCTAACATAGGCCGCAAGGACAGATTTTTGTGGAACGTCTACAACGAAGTAGAAACGACAGAAGACATCCAGCCGCACACCTACGTTAAGTTTCTCTACGGACACGTCATCGAGGAGTTGTTATTATTTCTTGCAAGAGCAGCAGGACATACAGTCACAGACGAGCAAAAGAAATGCAAGGTTAACGGCATTACAGGGTCTATGGACTGTAAGATTGACGGCATTGTTACTGACGTTAAGTCTGCGTCTTCCTACGGCTTTAAGAAATTTCAGGACGGTACTCTGGCTCATGATGACCCTTTTGGGTACGTCGCACAGATTAAGGGTTACGCGGCTTCAGAAGGACAGAGTGAGTTTGGCTGGTTGGCGATGGACAAGGCTAACGGACACTTGACTTACCTACTGTACGACGAGAACGACAAAGAAACTCCAGTGTACGACATTATTTCTTATGACGTAGAAGAACATATAGAGCGCCTGAAGGAAGTCGTTAAACAGGAAACACCGCCAGACGTTTGTTATGAGTCTGTACCAGAAGGTAAAAGCGGAAACATGAAACTGTCTGTAGGGTGTTCGTACTGCCAGTACAAGAAGTCCTGCTGGCCGAATGTTCGAGGGTTCCTGTATTCTAGTGGTCCACGTTACTTAACAGAGGTGAAGCATGAGCCGAAGGTCAAAGAAATTCAAGTTCCGTAGCAACTTTGAACACACGGTTTCAAAGACATTAAAAGACTTTGACTACGAGCCGTTTAGAGTTCCTTACATTGTTAAGCGACACTACTGTCCTGACTTTGTACACGGACCTTCAGGTACGCTTGTGGAGTGCAAAGGGTTCTTCAGACAGGGTGACACTAAAAAGTACACCAGTGTGAGAGACAGTTTGCCGGACGGACAACGACTTGTTTTTGTTCTCATGGACCCAGACAAAAAAGTCCGTAAAGGCGGCAAGCTTACTATGGCTAACTGGTGTGAAAAAGAAAACATACTATGGTACACAGTCGAAACATTACAGGAGTTGGTGAGAGATGTCGTTAACACTGGAAGAAATTAAGGAGCGTCTGTTAAAAACTTATGACCAAGATGACTTCTTAGAGGCGTTAGAAATAAACTCTGAAGAACTTTTGGACAGGTTTGAGGACAAGCTAATTAATAGACTAGAAAGCTTTGAGGAGGAGTTAGCAAATGAAGAGGAGAACCAAGATGAAATTGAATGACGTGCCGCCCGAAGAATGGGACAAATTAAAGCACAAACAATTTCAAACTGACGCTGTTCGTTACGACGGAATACCTGTGGAAGACGTGGTAAACAAACCTAAACACTACAACAAAGGAAGTATGGAAGCTATAGACTACATCAACCAACAGCTAGAAACAAATTCTGTTTATTATTTAGAAGGGAGTGTCCTTAAGTATCTGCACCGCTGGAAGTACAAGAATGGCGTAGAAGACTTAAAGAAAGCTCGTTGGTATTTAGACAGACTAATTGAAGAAAAACAAAAAGAAAAAGAAGAGGAGGACTAAGGAATACAATGGACGCATATCAACAGTACATACACAAGTCACGATACGCAAGGTACTTACCAGAGCAACAGCGCAGGGAGTCTTGGGAAGAAACAGTAAACCGTTATTTAAATTTCTGGATGGATCAGGACAAGCTTACAGCAAGCGAAGCTAAAGACATCTTCACGCAAATACATTCGCTTAACGTCATGCCTAGCATGAGAGCTTTAATGACTGCTGGAGAAGCTTTACACAAAGACAACGTGGCTGGCTTTAATTGTTCTTACTTGCCTATAGACCATCCTAAAGCGTTTGACGAAATGATGTACGTTTTGATGTGTGGAACAGGTGTAGGGTTTAGTGTAGAGAGACAGTACATAAGTAAATTACCCGAAGTAGCAGAGAAGTTTCATGATACCGATACAGTTATACACGTCGCTGACTCAAAGATTGGCTGGGCAAAAGCTTACCGCGAACTTGTTGCAATGTTGTATATTGGTCAAGTTCCCAAGCGGGACGTATCTGGAGTTAGACCTGCGGGGTCGCCCCTTAAAACTTTTGGAGGTAGAGCGAGTGGTCCTGAGCCTCTTGTTGACCTCTTCCAGTTCACTATTGAAGTCTTTAGAAACGCTGCTGGAAGAAGACTCAACTCTATCGAATGTCACGATCTCTGCTGTAAGATTGCACAAGTCGTCGTCGTCGGAGGAGTCAGACGAAGTGCCCTCATCAGTCTCAGTAATCTCACTGACGACAGAATAAGAAGGTGCAAGTCAGGACAGTGGTGGGTAGACAATCCGCAACGTGGGCTTGCTAATAACTCCGCCTGTTACACAGAGAAACCTGACTTTGGTGCTTTTTTAGAAGAGTGGAAAAGCCTGTACGAGTCTCATTCTGGAGAGCGCGGAGTCTTCAGTCGCGTAGCAAGCCAAGCCCAAGCTGCCAGAAACGGACGCAGAGACTCTGAAATAGACTTTGGTACTAACCCGTGTTCTGAAATTATACTCAGGCCGTATCAGTTCTGTAATCTGTCTGAGGTTGTCGTTAGGCCGGAAGACACGTTACAGACTCTAAGAACTAAAGTTACAACTGCTGCAATTCTTGGAACACTACAGGCAACATTAACTGACTTCCGGTACTTGCGTAAGACGTGGAAGGACAACACGGAAGAAGAAGCTTTACTTGGTGTTTCTCTCACGGGGATTATGGACCATCGTATTATGTCAGGCAGAGGTGGACGTGAGGAACTACAACACTGGCTTACGCAGCTCAAAGAAGAAGCCATTAAAACAAACAGCGAGTGGTCGGAACGTCTGGGCGTTAACGTCAGCACTGCAATTACTGCTGTTAAACCTTCAGGCACAGTCAGTCAGTTGGTGGACAGTGCGTCAGGCATACACCCACGATACGCAGAGCAGTACATAAGGAGAGTTAGGGCAGACGCACGTGACCCTCTCTGTAACGTCTTAGAAACCGCTGGAGTGCCTGTAGAGGACGACGTGACGTCGCCTACTACCAAAGTCTTTTCGTTTCCTGTGAAGTCTCCTAAAGGCTCTGTGGTTGCTACCGACATGGGAGCTATGGAACAGTTGTGCCTGTGGGAAACGTACCAAAAATACTGGTGTGAACACAAGCCAAGCATGACTTGTTACTACAGAGACCATGAGTTTTTACAGGTCGGCCAGTGGCTGTACAACAACTTCGACAAGGTTAGTGGGATTAGTTTTTTGCCTTACTCAGAACACACCTACCAGCAAGCGCCTTATGAGCCTGTAGACAAAGAGACTTACGATAAACTGGTCGCGGAGTTTCCTAAGGAAATAGACTGGAACGTCTCAGAAGAAACAGACATGACCGAAGGGTCACAGCAGTTGGCTTGTGTCGGCAACAGTTGTGAGATATAGCCATGTCGTACAGCAATAAAGTCCTAGACCATTACGAGAACCCACGTAACGTCGGTAAGCTTGACGCAGAAGACGAAAACGTGGGTACTGGTATGGTCGGAGCGCCTGCCTGTGGCGACGTAATGCGTTTACAGATAAAGGTAAACGAAGTGTCGGGTATAATAGAGGACGCTAAGTTTAAAACTTATGGCTGCGGGAGTGCTATTGCTTCAAGCTCGTTACTTACTGAGTGGGTTAAAGGACGTACTCTGGACCAAGCAGAAGACATACAGAACGTCCAGATAGCAGAAGAGCTTGCGTTACCGCCAGTTAAAATTCATTGTTCTGTGTTGGCGGAAGACGCTATCAAGGCTGCTATAAACGACTACAGAAATAAAAATACTGAAGAGGGGTTACAAAAAAATGAAAAACAAAATACCGCAGTTTTATAAAAACAATTTCTATCTTGCTTTGTTAACGGTGTTGATTCTGTTTTGTATGTTAGGGTGTACTACAGTAGAAACTTACATAAAAACCATGAACAAACCACAGAAGTCTTCTTTTGAAGACGACTACGTAACGCTGTGTAGAACTTATGGTTCTGCAAAGGAATGTATGTTAGTCAGAAAAGACATAATGGCAGAAGAACTGCGTAGAGTTTTTTCTTTGCACTACTGAGTTTCTGCTGCGGCTGTTTGTTGATTTTCTTCTTCTTCTGTTTCTTTTCTAGTTTCGTTTAATAAATAAACGATGTAAGCCCTGTCTGCTCTAAGTTCTGCTACTACATTTTTGTCGCTTTGATACTTTTTAATAGTTTTGTCTAAGCCTGATAGAACAGTAGCATAAAATTTTAACCTAGACTTTCTTTTAAGACCTTGTATCGCAATGTAAGTAGCAGCTCCTGCCCCTAACCCTGTTGTAGCTCCTACAGTACCTACCGCACCATAAGTAGCCATTAAAGCAAGTGGTGTCGAGGGTAGACTTAAATCATCTTTTATTTTATTCCACGTTCTTATTATTCTATTGCCGCCTTCTTTATGTTTTCTTACGTTTAATCTGTCCCTTCCCAACATTAAATAATGTAGATCAGTTAACCTATCTTTGACTTCGTTTTGAGGAGTTATCCTTTGTAACTTTGCGTTTAAAACGTTTCTTACAAAAGTTCCAGCAGTGCTTTTTGCCGACTGTACGGTGGGTTCTAGCGGGTTTTTTCCGCTGCCAAAACTAACGAGATCATCAAAATCTCGTCTAAGTTGTAATAAACCTAAAGAATCTCCGTCACTTTCCTCTAACATACCAAGAACTTTTCTAAGGTACTCGTTTGTTTTATTTTGAGCTTCGTCTGTTAAATTTACCCACTCTTTAGAGTTCCCTAAGTTTTTAAACTCTGCTTCTAACTCTTCTTTAAATTCTTTTTTGTTATATTTAGGATTTCCTGCTTTTTTAATAAAAGCAATAAGCTCTGTTGATTTTTTTTCTATGGCTTTATGAACTACTTGGGCTGCTTTTACAAAATGACTGTTAACATTTAGTTCTTTTACCGACTCTATTGCGCTGTGTATTTTTAATTCTTTTTCGCTAAACACGTACTCAGACTTATTTAAAATACCGCCAGAAGAAACCCATTGATTTTGATTAAAACCTTGTTCTCCAACGTACTCTGGACCAAGCAGCTTTTTAATACCAGCCATGCGTTCTTCGACAACAGCGTTGTCAAATTTGTCTTTACTTTTTTTAACTGACGAAGATATATCTATTTTTGCAGCAGAAGAGGTTAACGCTGCAACGTCAACTGTAGTTTCAATTACTTCAGCAACTTCAGGGTTTTCTCTTGCCCACCCTTGATAAGCCTCTAAACTGTCTGTAAGAGCCTGTAAACCCTGTTGAACTGTAGGTTTTTCTTTTATACTGTTCCATGCTGTTTCTGCGCCTTCCCGAACAAAATCCGGCACAAGAACACTAATACCGTCTGCTAAAAGCTCTCCTCCTGTTCTAGCAGCTTGCGACAAACCGATACCGGCTGTAGCTATTGCGCCAGCCAACGCCGAAGGTCTTTCCCCTAATGTTTGCCTACGCTGAGTAAACTCACTTAGGTATTCTTTTAAAGTTTCTACAGGTTTAAAATCTTCAAAACGTTCAGACACGCCTTTAGCGTATGTATTGTCAGGGTCTGACGGAGGTTGATACGGACCATAAAGAGAAACAGCTTCTATTGCTATTTTTTCGGCAGCTTCTGAGTGTTTTTTTGCTTCTTCTATTTCACCTTGTTGGATAGCGTTGTCGTGCGCCAGCATAGCGTTTTCTACTGCTTTTTTATATTCTTCTTGTGTTCTTTGCGACATTTTAATACCTTAAGGCGGGGTTAAATAAGTGTCTATGTCATCTTGACGGGAAATAAGAGTCTAAGTCAGCACGGGAAGCTCTATGTACTGGACCTTCATCCACATAAAAATTATCAGGGTAAAAAGATAAAGCACTTTTGTTGTCTGGGCCTAATTCTTTTTCTACCCTTTTTCGTGTGTCTTTATATTGCTGTATGTTTGCCTCAGCATATCTTTTTAAAGTACCTAACAGTCTAGCTAAAGCTGCCTTGTCTGCTGTAATTTTTCCACCTACAATTTTTAAAGCGTACTCTCTATCCGCATCCGACAACCCTGTTCCAGCACCTAAGTTAGTGATATAATCAGCAACACGTTGTCCGGCGTCTGCTATATACGTCTCTGTGTCTACAATAGAGTCAAGACCAGCTAAATTCAACGGACCAGCTTTAGAAGGGTAAAACCCAAGCGCCCTAGCATATCTTGCAATGTTTAATTTCTGCTCGGCAAAAGCCCCTGTAAACATGTTCTCCAGCTTAGGAATACTTCTGTTTAGTGTACTAAGGGCAGCGGCAGATTTTTTAGCTCCTTCATAAGCTTCAGTAAAAGTTTTAGCTCCCATCTTGGCAAGTTCGTCTGCCATTCCTGTTGCTATGTTCTCTATTTTTTGTACAGAAGGTGCTTCTCTAAGACCTAACTTATCAGCAAAAACCCATTTGTTTTGCTCTGAGTCAAACACTTTAGGCACACCTGATTCATTAACACGAACTTGGACAACGTTGTTTTCTTTGTCAAGATAAGACTTTAGATTTCCTTTTTCACCAGCTATAATAGATGCAAATTCGTTTTCAGACACTTTGTCTAAACCCATTTCTGTAAACTCTGCTTCACTGATTCCAGCAGCGGAAGCTGCTCTTTTTCGGACTAGAGGACTTGACAAAGGTAATTGTTCTATTTCTAGCTTTCTTACTTCTTTAGCTATTTCTTTTAATTCATCTTCGTCTTTTATTCCGCTTATTCGTATAGCTAAATCACCAAGACCAAGGTTTTGAGCGGTGTTAGATAAACTAACTTTTCTGTCAACAAAGTTTTCTTGTGTTTCCACTTTTTGTTCTACTTCTTGAGCTTTATCAAACAGTTGCTGTGCTAACTCCGGTTTTCCTTGTGTTGTGGCTCGGTTTGAAAGCTCATATAATTTTTTTGCACTGTTAGCCCTAACAGCGGCAGCGTAGTCTTTATTTATCTGTGCTTCTTCTTCCTTTTTTTGTTTTGCTTTTTGTGCCTCAGCAATAAGGCCCGGCACACTACCTAGTGCCTGCCCTAGTTGTGTCGCACCCACAAGCATACCTGTGGGGTTTCCCAAATTACTAAGAAACTGCTGTGAAAATGTAGCCATTATTTATTTACTCCCCTATACTTACTCAAACAACCCTTTAAATAAACCCGACAAACTCGTGCTGGCTAAAGATGAACCAAGGTTTCCAGCTATCTTTGCCTGATTTATTCCAGACTGTAATAAAGACTCAATACCAGAGACATAAGTGTCTCCGTAAGCTCCTGTAGCTTCTGAGATAGCCTGACGCCTTCGTTCAGCACCAGTCATTCCCGGTTCAAGAGCGCTCAACAGTTGTGCCTGTGGTACGTAACCAGACGCAAGCATACCCGTTCCTAACCTAGCTTGTCTTTCTTGTTCGTTACCTGCGAATTCCATAGCACTTAGTATTGCTTTGTTTCTGGCTTCTTCTTCAGCCATAGCTAACTCAAGCCCTTCTGGAGTTCCACCAAACATACCTGTACGGACTCCTAAGCGGCCTTGGTTAGCTAAACGCTGCTCTAAGTCAAGACGTGCCCGTTCTCTCTCAGGAGCCATAGCCGACATCATCCTGTCAAAAACTTCTTGCTCACGACCCGGAACTACCACAGTAGACCCGTCTTCAAGTGTGACCGTAGTGTTGCCTAAAGGCTGCCCCGCTAAATCAAAAAACCCGCCTGCTCTTGCTATCAGAGCGTCTTGAAGAGTCTTTTCTTCGTCTGACAAAGCAGAAACGTACTCCATTTGTCCGGGCACTACATTCCCATCAGAGTCCACAGTGTCCGGCGTTCTCCTCATTGTAAAGTTACTGCCGGTCGGAGTTGTTACAGTGTACGGCTGAAACGTTAGTTTTTCTTCAATAAGGTCGGCAAGACCGCCAGAGTACCGCCCTGTTACGGGGTCATATATTCTTCCCGCAAGCGCGTCACGGCCTTCTTTTCCAATTTCGCTTAATCTATCGTAAGCTTTTTCAGCTAACTTAGCGCCTACACCTGTGCCTAAAAGTCCTGTTATAGTGCTTGTTACGCTCATTAGTAAGTCCCTCCGTTAATAGTCCCTGACGCTAACGTGCCACTAAACGTCAGAGCAGCTATGGTCACAGTGCCAGTAAAGGTTGGACCAGCTAAGTTTGCTTTAGTTGCAATAGCTGTTGCAATGTTGTCAAATTCAGTTTCAAACTCTGTGCCTTTAATAACCTTTCCAGCGTCTCCAGAAGATAAACTGTCTTTGGCTTCAAAGTCTGTTGTCTTTGTATAATCGCTCATATTGTTCTACCTAGTAGTGCAAGCACGTTTATTTCCTGTAAGGATAATTCTTCTCCGTTTATGTCTGCTTCCATGTTAATAGAAAGACTGGTTCCGCTTCCGTTAGCGTTTACGCTTAGTTTAGAAGTCACAAGTTCTCCCAATGAAAACTGACCTATGTTAAACTCTGACTCATTAAAGTATGCAATAGCCTGAGAAGGCAAAGATATAAAAGAAGTTCCAGAGCTTGTTTTAAAATCGTAAGACCACTTTGTATAGATGTTTGCACCGCTTCCGCCTACAATAACTGGTCTTAGTTTTTTAAGAAATTTTAGTTTTGTAATGTCGCCAAAGCTTAACTCAGGACTTGTGTACTGAAAACGGTACGTACTTGTGCTGTCTAAATACCCAGAGTAAGCCCCAATACCGTGAGAACCTCCTATAAGCAACGTCGCGTCTCTTTTCCTTTCGTAACTCGTAAAGCCAGTTCCGGGCCATCGTGTTACTCTGTAGGAGCCGTCTTCTAGTGTTCCTCTTACGTCAAAACAGTAAGTTGTGTTGTGCCCTGTAAAAGTAATTAAATAAAAACTTTCTTCCGGGAAATAAATAGACTTGTAAAACTCTGTTTCTGACTTTATTAAAGAAATAATGTCCTTAGTAATCGTACCGGAAAGACTGCTGATTGGCATAGACTTTTCTTGTATTGTTCTGCCCAGACTCTTAAGACCTGTGTGGGACAAAAACAAAACGTCTGTGCCAGTAAACTGCACTGTGTCTCTACCTACACAACCTACACCGGATATAGTGTCTGCTAAAGCCATAGAAGCAGGAGCAGTCGCACCTGAGTAAACAACAATACTGTGCTTACCAAAGATAATTAAAGAGTCGTTGTGCGAAGCAAGAGCTACAATTTCGTCACGACCGTCAGGCCATACTTTAGAAATGTCTATAGACCCTGAAGACCCTCCTGTCCAAATGTGGCCGGACAACAGGTCAGACCAGTACACAGTTGACTTGTCGGTACTAAAGTCTGCTGTCCACAGCCTACCATAAGCTGCTAGTACCTCATTACCGTACATCGCAGAAGTAAGTCCTGAAGCACTGTTGACTGAACTTAGCGTAACTACATTACTGTTAGCACCACCAGACGTTCCTGACGCTATAGTGTTGTAAATAAGCGGCTGGTATCCTCTTTGAAAGAAGTAAGTGCTGTTGTTAAAGTTAACCATTTTCCAGTCGTCAGCAGAAATGCTGTAGCCGCCCGGTGTCTCATCAGCCAGTGTCGCAGTACCACTGAGTATTTTGTTATTACCGACAGAAAAGACTTTAGTAGTTCCACTGTCGTTTACAAATTCTTTAATCGCCCTCAGCTTTCCACTACCTAACGCTGTTTTGTTTGTGGTGGTAACGTTGAGTCCTTTTCTGGCCGCAATACGTCCTCGCTGGTCAATGACAGCGTTGTCTGCAACTTCAGCAAAAGACGGGTCTTGAGCTAACGGGGCGTCTTCGGTGTTTATACCTTTGAAACCCGGAGCAACAAGATTTATGCTTTTTAGTTCTTGTGCCATATAAACCTCAAGGCGTAAAGAAGATAAGTTCTTCTGGGTGTCTGCCTGCGTCGTGTGCAACGGCGTCAGACAGGTACTTGTTCGCTATCTGGAAGTATTCTGCGGTAGAAGTTCCTCCAGTTTCTCCTCTTTCTCTTACAGCAAAAGCAACTGCTAGTTGTACGACAGGGTTTTCAGGGACGCTTAATGTGTCTGAGTCGGCGCTAAGAACACCATTTCTTTTTACACTGTCAAAACGCAAAGCATAAACAGCGTCTGGTTTAGGGTAGACATCAATAGTCATGTCTCCATTAGAGTCTGTTCCTGCGTAAGTGTAGTATTCAGGAGCGCCACTAGCGGGTGTCCCTACGTAAAATTTATCGTCAAACCAGTTGTTAGTTCTATATTCCATGTTTAAGTTTGACGTGTCGTTTATAACATTCAGTTCTTTTATTTTGTCTCCACTTCCTGTTAACGAGTAATTGTACGTACCGTCAACGGTGTTAATGGCTAATGTTGTTCTAAGGGCCGACCAATCCCAGGCACTTTCTACGAGGTCTTTGGCGTCGTTCACAAGGTCGCCAATCAGCTTACTGTAAGAGTCTGCTTGAACCGTGGCGACTTCGTTTTCTCTGAGTCTTCTCAGGACACCGTTAACTAAATTTAAATAAGTCATCAAATCATTCCTTTAACCTATAAAAGTCTTAAATAGACTGTCTTGTTCTTCTGAAGTCTCTTCGTACAGCACCTTGTTTAATGACGTAATGGCCGCGTCTTCTGCTCCCGAATAAGGGTTAAAGGGCAAAATAGCTTGTTGTGGGGTGTAGTCTACCTGCACAAAAGGAGGCAAAGCGTAATTAATTCCTCCAGCGAGGTTTACAGATTGTGGGCTAAACATACCACCACCACCACCACCGCCGCTAGTGGGGGGAGGAGGCGCGTCAACACACTCCCCTGTCTCTGGGTCTTTTACCTGTCCTGCGGGACACGTTCCCGAAGGCGGAAGTCCGTCAGGTACACAGCTCTTACCGTCTGCGCTTTTAGTAAAGCCAGCGTTACAAACACAGTCATCTAAGTTTTTGTCCCAAGTGGCGTTTGCAGGGCATTGAGGAGTAACAGGATCACCACCGCCATCAATAAGTTGACAAACTAGTTCTCCGTTTTCTCCTACATTTTCATAACCATCTTTACAAACACAGTCCTTTGCTTCGTCGCTCCACACAGTGTTTGGTAAAGTGCACTGAGGAGTTGTGTCGTCAGGTTTACAAAACGGTACTCCTGTCTCTCCATCTCTGGCAAAAGTATAGCCAGTGTTACAAACACATTCATCTGAGTCTGGGTCATACGTTCCATTTTCACAAGCTGGGTCATCGTCACCGCCACCACCGTCATCTTTTTTAAGTACACAGCTCTTACCGTCTTCGCTAAGTTGCTCCGTAGT